GAGGTCAAGAATACATAGTCTTGACCTCGACTAGGCACACCATATACGACTTCTTCGTCTGTGGTCAGCGAGGCTATACGTTGTGTATAATTATCAGCGAAACGAAACACTACCTGCGTTTCGTTATCGGGATCGTATATAGTTAGTAACATTACCAATGTTTCGTCACTTTCGGACGAAAACATTGCACGAATTGCTTCCGGGCTTAGTCTACTTAGTCTGCTCATGGTAATATTTCAAATTTTAAACTAGCTTGCCAATATCCCGGCGCTAAATATTGAAGGCGAAATAATTCGCCTTCTGATTGCGGAACAATACGTACCTCAACTGTTGTGTAAAGTCGCGGATGTTGAAAATTAAAACGTTTAACGCCTTCAAGATCATTGAACACAAATGTTTCTAGTGTTTGAGTTTGGGCTGTGGTTAGTATAAAACTAAGATCCATAGTGCTTGGACGTTGTGAACGTCTGCGCTGTTTAGCAGGTCCTGCATCCATTGGTGAACGTATAATGTTTACACCAATGCTTTCCGAAAACCCCTTTTGAGGGCTTTGCGGAAAGCTATTAGCTGTTGGCCATGATAGTATTGCCATATTTTATCTCCTTGCTAATGCAGGTCGTGTACCATATGTACTAGAAAATGCTGTTTGTGCTGCACTGCCTGTGCGAGTTACTTCTTGTGCAACCATTTCGCCAACAGTAACTTCAATACGACGGTTACCTCGTGAGTCAACAGTTTCTTTGGTAGTTGCTTTTTCGCTGCCATAGTTATTAACAACTACATCAACGTTTGAGCCACCACCGCCTCCACGTACTCCCAGATTACCGTTACTATCGCGCTTTAGGGGCATAATAGCTTCAGGACCTGCTTCGCCCATAAGACCAGTGCCTTTGGCAAATTTAAAGTAAGTTGGTTGGTCTACTACAGAGTTTGTAAACATTCCACCTTTGGCAAACGTTCTTAATCCAGCATCGTATGCTCCGCCTTTAGCCATTCCTGTGTATCCTCTAGCGGCTGCTTGTGTTACATCTAAAGTGCCACCGCCACTAATTGTTCCAGGAAACAGTGCTGACATAAATAAGTTAGCTAAACCACCAGCACCACCCATACTGCGAAACAACATCATCTGTTGCTGCTGTATTTCATAGCGTAACAAGCCTTCAAGAAAACTGTTAATCATGTCTTTGAAACTTAATTTACCAGTTTTAGTAAAGTTAACAATAGCGTCTTCCATACCCTTAAAAGCTTGTTTAAATAGATCAGTGTATGCAAGCTGCCTATTTGTCATGTCTGCCATTGCTTGCGCATTATCAATCTGTGCTTGTGTTACTAATAAAATTGCGGATTTTTGTGCACCAAGATTTTCTAATAGTCGTGCACGTGCTGTTTCGTCTTCTGTCTTTTTTGATCCTACGTAGAAACCGCCTGCTGCTTCTTTTTCACGATCTAGTTTTTCAACTTCTTGATTGTATGCCCGCTCAGCTGCAGTCATTTGCTTTATTTGTTCTAGCTTTGCTTCTTCTACTTTTAGTAGGTTTAATTTTGTTCTTAACGACTCGTCATCAAGCATACCTAGTTGACCTTGTAAACTTAAGTTATCTTGAGTAATTTTATTAATAGAAATTTCTTTGTCTAAGGCTGCAGAACTAACAATAAACGCTTGTTCGGCTGTTTTAGCATCGCGGTCTTTAATCTCTAAAGCCGATGAAATAGCTGTAAGTCTTTTCGCCTCAGCATCTGCCTGATCTCGCGCTGCTTTAGTTTGTGCGTTTGCTATACCAGCATTTTCTCTGGTATATTCTAAGTTCTTTTTAGCTTCGTCTGACTTTAGAACTTCTTGTATCGCTTGTGCTTTTAGTACCGCTAAGTTAGATTTTTCGGCTTCTACCAGGATATCAAGTCTTGATTTTTCTTGTATGAAAATTTCATTACCTGCGTTAAAAGCGGCCTCAGATGTTAGCTGTTTTTTAGCTGCAAATGCTGCTTGAGCTTGATCATTATCTTTTTGCAAATCTCCAAGCTCTTTTAACTTGTTGAAACTTTCACCGTCAAGTTTCTCAAGCTTAGTTTTTAACTCAACCATTTCTTTCTTTTTATCTAACGCTTGCATCTCTTGTTGCACTGCTGCACGTGCTTGAGCTGAGCCAGTAACTTCAGCTAAACCTCGCAAAGTGCTTGCTGGTGCAATTCCGCCAAGCTGGCCTGTGCTAGTACCAGCGGCTGCAGTTTCGGCGCGTAGTTGAGTCAGACTTTTTCCTCTGTTCTCTTTAATACTAGTAATAAGTCTTCTGTCGTCTGCTAAATCCCTGTTAGCAGGATTGCGAAGTAGCGCGTTCTCAAGATCACCTCCATCCAATCCTGAAAGACCTCTGTCTCTTAATTTGCCTTCAAAAGCAGATTCCAACATAGCTAAGCGTAAGTTATCGGTGGATTCTATTAAACTCATCTGCACTTTTAATAGACTTTTATCTATTGCAATACCTTCAAGATCAATTCTTTGCTGAATTTCTGCTTTTAATACTGGATCTGCTACGCCACTTAATGCTGCCTTCTGAAGTTCTAGGCCAGCTTTTGCAGCAGCAGCTACTAAGTTTCTAGTAAAAGTGTCAATATTAGCTAATAAACCTTCTCTCATTGAGTTTGCAAATTTTGCTTGAGCACTCTGCAGCGAACTACTAATATTACTTCTTGTAGTATTTAGTCCACGATTTGCTTCTTTAAGGCGGTCAATTGCATCTGTAGCATCTTTATACTCTTTAATGTTTTCGCTGCCCCTTAAGTTCAACGTTCCAGATGACCTTAGTTTATCTATAATAGCTTGTTGCTGATTTAAAGCGTCGTTGTATATTCTCTGTTTACTATCTACTTCTGCTAATTCTGCGCTAAGAGTTTTTAACTCACTTGAAGTTGATAAGATATTTTTTGCACCCTCCAACGGGAATAGTTGTAAAAAATTAATATCTGTACTAAGTCTAGTTAGTTCCGTAAGCTTTTCTGGTAAATTTGCACCTTCTAATGCATTATTTAACTCTAGAATCTTTTTTGTGCTTTCTTCTGCGAACTTAGTTAGTGGGGTAGCATTTTTAGTAGTATTTATAAGATCTTGATAAATTTTACTGCTTTCTGCTAAGCCGTCTCTAAAAGTTTTAAGAGAACCTGCAGAAGCTACTGCTTTCTTTCCTGAGTCTTCTATAACTTTAGCAACAGCACCTCTTATAGCAGGGCTAGAATTAGCTAAAGCTTTTTCGATTGCGTTTATAGAAGATTCGGCAGGTAACTCTAGTAGTTTTGCAATTTCTTGTTGTATAGCTGCACCATTAGCGGATAACTTTATAGCATTCTCTAACGAATTGCCTATTTGTTTAGCTAGTAATTGTTCTGAGCTACGACCTATAATACTTGCTAAAAAGTTAAGTGTACTGTCAGCCCAGTTACGATTCTTTATTTCTGTTTCAATATCGGTGAAAGCTTTAGACATACTTCCACCTAAGCTTTCAAGAGCTGTTCCTTTGGCAAATATACTATCTACCGAAATACGCTCTAGCGGATCTAATTTACCTAAACGCTCTAGTACTCGAAAAGCATTTTCTGAATTTTCTTTTAGTAAATCTAAGGAAGCTGCAAATCTTGCAGCCGCTTCTTCGTTATTTCGGAATAGCGGAAGTGCGGCTGTTAGTACCGATATACCTATACCTACAGGTCCTAAGAATCGACTTAATCCTGATATAGCGGTACCAATAGTACCCGCTCCTGCAATAACAATTCCAGCAATACCTGTTCGTACTTTTTGAAACTTGCCAGGTAGTTTATCAAGATCCTTCATCATCATACTAATAGCTGGGCCAAATCCTAGTTGTGTTTGGTTTTGGCTTACATCACTTAGTATGTCTAAGCGTGTAGCTCTGTCTCTAGCACCTTTGGCAGCACTAGCACGAAGAAAATCTCCAGTTCTTTCAAAAATACTGCCGCCGCTGGCTTTACTTAGCGCAGCATCTTGTGCAGCATTTAAAGCCTTCATATCGTTGCGTAAAGCAATAACTACTGCTCGTTCTTTTTGAAGCGCCAATATTTGTGCATTGTTAATATCTAAGCCTTGACGTCTTAGTGAATTTATTTCTTTACTGTATCTGGTTTGCTCTGCTCTTAAAGATTTATCATCGGTTCCAGCACCGCCTTTAAGAACCCGCTTAGAAAGGTCTGTGTCCATCTGTGCCATTTTAGCACGGCTAGCACGATAAGCTTCTTCTGATTTCTTTAAATTGCTTTCTAGCTGAGGTACTTTAAACGCTGCATTTGTACGTTCAACAAAGCCTTCGCCAAAACTTGCGGCAATATCCGAACTAGTTTTACGAGCAGCATCTGCTGCAGCTTTTAATCCTATTCTCCACTCTCCAATAGCGGGCAGCGCATCTTTTACAATCTTACCACCAATTAATGCAATAGCACCTACCAACAAAACTGAATTGTTGGCTAATAGTTTAGCAAACGGGCCTAGTACGTTATTTACAATTTCTAAACCTGCCTGTGCTACGTTCTTTAGTGTAGCTAATAACTTATCATAAGGGTTAGTAGGTATCTCGATTTGTCCAAACTTGCGAGCACCTTCTTCAAGCACTGCATTAGCAAAAGCCTGACGTTTTTCAAAGTCAGTTAGTGCGCTGACTGGTTTACCAATAGCGCGTGCATAATCTTCGGTGGCTTTACCAACTTTAGTAAAGATACCCAATTCGTCCAGCAATTCAGGCTCAAGCTTTGTAATACCACGAGTCAAACGACTAACAGCATCTGACATATTAACGCCTAGTGCCTGTGATGCTTTCTTGGCAACGTCACCCAACTTCAAAAACTGTGCTTGCGATAATCCGCTAGACACAGCTTTGGCTGTTGCTTCCATGGACTCACGTAAGCTAATAGCTCCACCGCTGGCTTCTGCAAATCGCTTGGCTAAACCACCCATGGCTACACCGCTGGCAGCACCTAATTGGTTTAAGCCAGCAATCATGCTTGTTGTATTCATGGCTTCGCTAAGTCCGCGAAATGCCGCTTCAGTAGCAAAAAGAGTTGCAGCATAAGTAGCGTATAAACGAACTAATCCACCAAGTTCACGAGATTGCTTAGCAAAGTCACGACCAGCCGCACCAGTGCCTACAGTACCACGAGACCTATCATAGTTGGTCTGATCAAATGCGGAAGCAGCTGCTCTTGATCCGCCTTTTGTACCCTTCATTAACTCTTGAG